GTCAACGCCATCGTTCGGAAAGTCAAAGAACACAATGTCGCCTGGAAGTGGAATCGCTTCATCACTTGCCTTCTCCCATTGGTTCTTCTTCATAAATGCTTCTGCTCCAACCTTAGTTGATACGCAGTTAGGAATCTTTAGACCAACTTCGTTGGCACACCACATAACAAATGACCCACACCAAGGTAGGAAGTTTGCTTTGGTGAATGCACCATACTTAGTCTCGTTGTCTTTTGGCCCTTCAATTACACCCAGTTCGCCTTTGGCAACTGCGATGAAGTCCATACGTTGTCCCATTATTCACTCGCTTTCTTATCAACCTTTGCAAAGGCTGCGTTGATTTCTTCTGATGTCAGGCTTCCGTCTGCTAGATAGAAGCGGGCTAGTGCTTCAAGTACTCGTGCCGCGCCTAGCGCACCAGCGAGAGTTGCTGCTTGCCATACTTCAATACCGACTAGAGAACCAGCACCAATAACACCGAGAGACTCCGCTGCAATCACAGCAAAAATTCTCATCATTACATTTTTAAATGTGTCCATCATTCATCCTTATCCATTGGGTTTCTAATTGGGTAAGTGACAGCCCAAAAGAAAAGCGTTCCAAAAATAGCAACGCCAACAACTTGCTTGGCTGAACCATCTAGTACTACCCAGGCAATAAACATACCTAGTAGAGTCCAGAGTTGTTCAACCATATCTTTTAATATCTTCACGGTTTTCTCCTATATGTTCCTGCTGCACCTGCTGCTGCTGTGACTGCAGCCTGTCCAGCAATGACGGCTGCGACAATGGTTTGTTCTGATTCTGTTCGTTCTTCTTCTGACATATCTGCACCAATACTGCCGATAGCAAGCAACGCTTGCGCTGGGTCGGTGAAGATTGCATTGATAAGTTCTGCAGGATTCTCAAGTATTACAAGTGCTGCTGCTACTTCTGCTGTGATAACTACTTCGTTACCTTCATCATCTGTACGGACTTCAACTGGAGTCTCTGGAGGTAGGTCTGCATATGTAAGTCCAGCATCTGCTATCGCTGCTGCTGTTACTGGTGCATCACCTGCTGCTTCAATGATTGCTTCCGCAACTGCAGCCTTCTCTTCCTCAGTTGCATCCTCATCTGCTACCATAGGAGAATGAGATTCTTCTACAGGCTCTGGCTCAACTGGCTCTGGTTCCTCCATAACAGGAGGTTCGGGGGCGGGTTCTGGAGCGACTTCAGGTTCTGGCTCTACGACTGGAGGCTCAGGTTCAGGAGTTGGTTCAGGTTCTACTTCTGGGACTGGTTCAGGTTCGGGCGCAGGTTCAGGCGCTGGCTCAGGAATAGGCTCAGGTTCTGGTAAAGGTTCTGGCTCTGGTTCTGGAGCAGGAATAGGAATTGGTTCTGGAGTAGGCTCAGGCTGCGGAGCAGGGGCTGGAGGCTCTGGTGTAGGCACAGGCTCAGGTCTAACGACAGGTGGCTCTGGTGCTACAATAGGTACAGGATTAGGAATTACAGGAGGTTCAGGTGTTACATTCGCTGTTTGCGTTTCAGTTACTGTCGCTGTGTCTGACGATACTGTTGGGGATTCTGGTTGTTGAACTACGACAGTCACGGATTCAGCAACGGAAGTTGAAGTTTCAACTACAACGGTTGAAGTCTCAGCAACAGATACGGTTGAAGTATCGGAGATTACAGGAGTCGCAGTCTCGGAAGGAGCAGTTACCGTTTCGGAAACAACTGTCTGAGAATCGGGACTGGGAGACGGACTAGGTGATGGCTCTACCACAACAGTAGGGCTTTCAACTGGTACTACACCTGCATAAAAACGCAGAGACATATCGGTAACAGATGTACTGACAAAAGTTCTAAACTGCCCAGCATATCCACCTTCGCAGAATAACTTAGCAATATCGCCTTTGTTATTAAAGAATGCGTCTTCATTATTCCAGCCGACATTAAATGTCTGAGCAGTACCTGCATCATTAGCGCAAGTAATCGTTACCTGACCAGTATTTACTGCGTTTGCTGTCGGTGAATAGAAGAATGATGTGCCAAATACAAGAAGCAATACGCTTAATTTTTTACTTGTCTTTCTCGCAAAGAAGGAGATAAATTTGGTCAACGCGTTCTTCCAATCGGTTCACTTGGTCTTTAACGGAACCGCCCCCATTTGGTTTTAACTCATACAAGTAATGCTTTACTAGCCATCGTGTGAGTGTGGCAAACCCAGCCACTATAGTCATAAGTGCTACGACAAGCGCAGCCCAATCTTGCGCTGTCATTTTATACCGTTCTGATAGTTATATTAATAACTCCACCAAAGCCATCAAAGCGCTTATCAGGTGGAGTCATACGAGTGAACGAGATTTGTTCAATGACTGCCTGACGAGATTCACCAGTAGTCAAGTCTTGCCAGGTGATTACGTCACCTGTTTCTTCAATGTCTTCTAGCAATCTAATTTTGTCAAAGGCTCTGCCTTCATAGCCAATCATTGTGTTGAATCGGTCAGTCTCAATGTCATAGCAATAGACAGGGAACTGCATCACACGCTGGCGTGGGGTAGCAATGGTTGCCTTAGCCTGATAGCCCTTGAATGTTGGGCCAGCAGATGTGGTTGTACCATCACGATAAAGAATAAACTTAAATGCTACATACTCTTGAGCAGTAGCAGGGTTAGATGTACCTACTTCAATCGGTGGAACCGATGAGTCGTATGAGATGTGGTCATACTCAATACCGTTTTTGTCTACAGTTTCAAGGGTCATTGAGCCATAGGTAAAGTCACCACGTCCTAGCAGACGCTTAAAGTTTTTAGGCTCAAGAGTTCCATAGCGGATGTTGCCTGTGGTTAGGTAGCCCGATGTACGCAGGGTTGCGGAGTCTTCAATGTAGATTGTTCCATCTGCTGTTCCGTTGTTTGCAGTACAGAATACAAGCCTGTCGGCTACCGTTGGGTCATCGTTACCTATAAAGGCACAAGCAGTTGTCTTATATCCAGCCACACCATCTTGATATATGTCATTGGCATAAGCAAAGCGCAATGGTTCTATCTCATTGGATAGGTCAATGCGGATAACTCCAGGCTCACCAGCAACAGATGTGGCGCACCATACGTAATGGTCACGGGTAGCGAAATCAAAGCAAGGCTGAGTAGTCTCAACGATTAGTGGGCCATAGTTAATGGAACCATCTTGGTCGGATACTGTTGCAACACGAATGCCACGATTAGTACCAATCATCATATAACCAAGGTAGTAAGAAATCTTGTGGACAATCTCACCAACTGGAAGTTCTGCTGCAACAACCGCTGATGTAAGAGTTGGCATTACTCCAGCGGTAGAGAGTGTGAACTTCTGAATAGTAGATTGGATACCATTGTATCCAGCAATATATATGGCAGGGCCAGAAGCAGCCACAGATGTGTAAACGTGGGTACTTGTTGGGTGTGTGTATACCGCTGTTGGCATAGCAGATGCTGATGTAGAGAACTCATACACTTTGTTATCTGCACAGAGAACAATGCGGTCTTTAACATATTCCATTGCAGCATTTGAGATAGCACCAACTTCATCAAACATCTTTGTGTCAGAATCAACAGATGATGCTGTTAGTGCTTTCTTGTATACTGGAGATACAGCAGTAGACGTGACGTTACTAGCAGTCTTAGCGTATGTAAATGTAGTGGTAGTTGGGACTCCTGTAATGCGGTATTCACCATTGAATGTGGCATCTACGCTAGTAATTACTATCTGCATACCAACGGATAGTCCGTGTACTGCTGATGTAGTCAAAGTTGCTACGTTAGAAGTTAATGCCTTATTGCTAATAGAAACAGTAATAGCAGGAAATACTTTATCCACATCATACTCATCGTGGAGTAATACGCCTTTGTAAGTATTGCTACTTGCAGTCCACTTGATTGAGCGTAAGTGTTGCTGTGTCACACCATTGGTTGCAAGCGCACCAGTAACTGTGTGGGTTGATGTGCAAGACTTAAGAAGAGTTACTTGTCCTTTTGTCCAGACATCTAGACCCTTGCTATCAGCAAAGCGGTAGTGGCCATTCTCGTCCGTAGTTGCAGGGTCGTAGAACTTAATACCAGTACCAGAATGGAATGATGCCTGACTTCTAATCCACCAACCAGTTAGTGATTGCTCACCTGGCTCTGTGCCATTATCAAACTGGTCTTTGCGGAAAGGTGCAGTCTGTCGTGTATACGGACGTGCATCGCTTATTGCATAGATAAATGGAAGTCCACCAAGTGCTACGTCATAAGACATATCGGTGTTCTGCCAGATAGCAGTAGATGAGACTACACCTACGTCAACGGCGATAGAGCGTTCGGCTCTACCTTCGGTTATATCTCTACCCGCCAAGGCACACCTCCATTAATAATTGTTTAATTATTCGATTATATTTTCTGATTCTGGTTTAACAAAAATATCTTTTTCCTCATCATAGTAATAACCAACACCTGCATATACACCACGCATATTTCCATTATAACTTGTACGCTTGCAGTTTTGACCTCTAAGGTTTCCATACCAAGTTTCGGTATCTAATCCTTCAATAAGTTCTGTTTCATCAATTCCTGTAATCACCTCAGTGACTACATTATTTTCATTTAAAAAAGCGTAATGTGCCATTATGCCCAACTCACATTTCCTGTACCCGCAGTAATTGTTGTTACTTTAAATCCACCACTAGGTGAAGCCGTGCTTCCAGTGAGGCCAGCGCCGATTGTAATTGTGCGAGAATCAGAGTATTTAAGAATTACTACTCCGCTACCACCAGCACCGCCGTTGCCGTTTGCTGGTCCACCACCGCCACCACCGCCTGTGTTAGCAGTTCCTGTACCGCCAGTGCCAGAAAAAGCGCTTAGACCTGCTCCACCACCACCTGCTCCACCTGCTCCACCACCTAAACTAACAGTGCCTCCGCCACCTCCGCCACCTGCATATGTAACAGAAGTTCCTGTAATACTAGATGCTGTTCCATCACCACCTGCGCCTCTTGTGCTACCAACCGCAGTACCACCAACAGCACTAGCACCGCCACCACCACCACCACAGCGGTCAAAAATACCATTGCCACCAGCGTTACCTTGTGAAGGAGAAGTCGAAGGCGTATTACCAGCCGAACCAAAAGCAGTGGTACCGCTTGTGTTTACACCGCCGCCACCACCACCTGAACCGCCTGTTTGCGAACTAGAAGTACCACCGCCGCCAATACCACCGCTTCCCCTGCCACCTTTGGTACTGGTAATTGTGCTAAAAACAGAGTCATTTCCGCTTGTATCAGCCGCACCACCGCCACCGACAGTTACCGTGTAGTTTGTGCTATTAAGTGTAGTAAGTGATGAAGTTCTATATCCACCAGCACCCGCGCCACCACCAAAGTTACCACCACCACCACCGCCACCTGCAACTACAAGGTAATCAACAACAAATATTGAAGAAACCTGGTCCCACATAGTTGTTCTTTTAGTGCCAGTTTTAACAGACGAAGTTCTAAAATTGCTAACAGCCATTAGGAAATCTCCACTCCTGAAATGTGGAAGTTTACAGTTGTTGCAGAGGCTAAACCTACAATAATTTTAGGAGTAGCATTTGCTGGTATAACTTGCTTCATATCAAGAACAAGTGTGTCATTTCCTGCTACTGCCACGTCATTTGCAATTTGAACGCCATCTATTGACATATCAAATGTTGCCGCTCCGCTTCCTGTATTAGCAATTAATATACTGGTTACTACTGTAGTAGTTGATGTATTAGGTACTGTGTATAGTGTTGTGCTTGTTGTTGATGCCGCTCCTCTAAAAAGAGCCTTAGATGTTGTAGCCATTAGTTACTACCTCCGAGTATTAGTTGTGCTTCTTCTTCTGTTAATCCTAGACGAGCAAGGACTGCTTGACGTGCTATTGCTTTGTCTGCTGCTTCTGCTAAACGGGCAGCGTATGCTGCCTGGTCTACCTGATGCTGAGCAAATTCTTCAGCAGTCATTTCACGTTCTATCTCTTCGCCTGTAGCAGCGTTAACAATTTTAGTAATTGGATTAGGCATTAGTTGACTCCGTAGATTAGAACTGAACCGCCTGAGAATGTACTGACGGTTGTAGCGAATGTTATTGAAGAAATAGCAGTTAATGAACGATAACCAGTTGTGTTTATTGTGGCGCATTTGTCGTTTGCGTTAGTTATTGCTGTGCAAGTTGAAAACGCTGTCTTAAAAGTTGCGCCAGAAGCATAATCATTAATAGTTATGGTAGCCGCGAAATCATCGTTGCCGCCCTTAATTGCATAACCGTTGATATCCATACCTCCGCTTGAGTTATCACCGTAAGGGCTATTGGTTGAACCAGCGGCACGAAATACTGCTTGCTGGTAATTTGCCCCTGTTGAGTCTCCATTAAATCTTACTAATAGAGAGAAATCGCTACCGACTCTAAAATCTCTAAGCAAGATAACTAGATTTTTATAGGATTGGCTGATGCTTGAAACGGTAGTAGTTGCACCTGAAAGAGATGTAGTAGATAGCAACGTCATTCCACCAGTAGCATTAGCAACCGTATAGGCTTTAGTATTAGGCATTAGTTACCTCCAAGTAGTAGTGCTGCTTCTTCTGCTGTGATACCTAGGCGAGTAAGCAGGGCTGCTTTGGCAGCAGCATTATCGGATGCAATTTGTATATCTTCGTTTTTTATTCTTTCAATTTCTGCATCTATTTGAGCCTGAGTTGGTGCAGTTACTTCAAGTTTAACCCAGTTTACTGTTGAATAATTTTGTTCTTGAAATGTAAACTCTGCACCCTCGCAGAGATTATGAATTGCTCGCGCTAAATAATTCATTTATGCACCTATTTCCATTAGTATCATTGTTGCTGTTGTGTTGTTATATTGTGCTACTAAGGTTGAGGAGTTTGCAGTAGTTTCAGGCTTACCCTGTGTTTTGTAAGTCGTTGCAGATGTAGTCGCAGGTGAGTCTAAATATGAAATTGAAACTTGATTATTTAAAAATACTGAAGCCGCGCCTGAAGCGCCACCTGCAAACATATCTGTTGCGGGCGTAGTTAAAACTGTTGCACCTCTTAGTAATTGCACTCCCATACCGCATTGTCCAGTTTGGCGTGATGTTCCGAAAGTTTGGTAAGTAAGAACTAATATTTTTGATGTTGCCGAACTTGGAGTTATTGACAATGAAAGTCCAGTATCAGCATAAGATGATGTAGCAATAGAAGTTGCTGTTGCGTATGTTGTTGAAACTACTTGCAGTACAGACCCAGCCTTTGCTGGGTAGCGAGCATCTGATTGAGCCTGAGTATAAGTATTAGCAACGCTAAATGAATTAACAGTCCATACGGTAACAATGTCATTGGCTGCAAGTGCAGTTAGACCAGTAATAGAAGTACCATTAGTGGCTGTATAGTCATCACCACGGTCAAGTAGTACACCGTTTAAATAAACAAGTTCTTGTCCTACTGTGTAGGCAAGAGTTCCGTATCCTGTATCACCAGTACCAGATACAGATGTTTCTCCACCAGAGGCGGTCTTTACCCAAGTAGCAATAGATGATGAAGTGCCTGCTGCTCCAGGAGCACCCGCTTGTCCATCACCAGCAACTGTTACCCAGTTGGTTCCGTCATATACTTTAACTGGCATATTAGTACGCTCCCATAATTGTCATCATTGTTAAGTCTGCACCAGCAGTTGCTGTTGCATCTACCCACACATCACCTGATACAGGAGACGAAGGAGTAGTTGTTCCTGTAAAGATTCGTTTACCAGTACTAGCACCAGTTGGTGTTAGTGGCTGAACTTTAATTGTACCTGCTGTACCTGTGTCAGTACCCATACCAACAAAGTCAACAAAGTCATAGGTAACGGCTGCGCCGCCTTCAATCTTGACCTGTGAACCTGCTTGGATAGTTCCCCAAGATGAAGTAGTTCCATCTGTTGTTAAGTACTTACCTGAGTTACCGCCTTGGCTAGGAACAACGTATGCTGTTGAGTCTGTAGCCACAAGTGTCTTGCTTGATGGAATAGTCGTGCCATTAATAGATGTAGCAGTAGCCACACCAAGTACGGGAGTTGTAAGAGTAGGGCTTGCTTGCATTACAAAAGTAGAACCAGTACCAGTCTGGGCTGCAACGCTAGTTGCTGGACCAACAGATGTAATTGGACCAGTCAAGTTGCTTGGAGCAATGGCTGCTGTATCTACATAGCCTTTAGTTGCAGCATCTGTAGATGTAGTTGGTGTACCAAGTCCTGTTACCTTATTAGTTCCCATAGCAAGATTGCCAGACATTGTGCTACCAGACTTGAGTACTACTGTGTCTGAAAAGTTTGCTGTATCAGCCAAGGCTGCAGCAATCTCATTAAGAGTATCAAGGGTTAACTTAGAGTCAATCTGAGTCTGGATAGCAGATGTAACTCCGTCAAGGTATCCAAGTTCAGTTGTAGACACAGTTGCAGATGGAGCAATTTTGCTCCAGTCAATAGCAGCAGAAGCGTTAATGTCTGCATTTACAATGCCATTAGTCAAAGCCAATTTGCTGTAAGCAATCTGAGCAGATGTGTTAACGTCTGCGTTAACGATTGCTCCAGTACCAATGACTGTTGTAAGACTGACGTTTCCAGTTCCATCAAAAGTAACTCCGCTTGCTTCAACATCTCCAGTTAACTGGAATGTGCGAGCAGTTGCAAGAGCAGTAGCCGTAGCAGCATTACCTGTTGTAGAGCCAGAAGAACCAGTTACGTTACCAGTAAGGTTGCCCGTAAAGGTTCCTGCGATAGCACCAGTACCAGTAATGGTTGGGCTTGTCAGTGTCTTATTTGTAAGAGTCTGTGTTGTATCTGTGCCTACTAGAGTTGTTGTAGCATCTGGAATTGTTACTGTACGGTCAGCCGTAGGGTCTACAACCGTAAGGGTTGTTTCAAAAGCATCTGCAGTAGCACCTTCAAATACAAGGTTGCCATCACCAAGGGTAAGGCTTGTGATTGTAGGTGTTGTGATTACTGGGCTAGTTAAAGTCTTGTTAGTTAAAGTCTGAGTGTTGGTTGTACCAACTACTGCTCCAGTTGCACCGTGTCCTGTTGTCGCCTCAATGTGAGTGTTGGCTTCGCGGTAGTCACGACCAATCGCCATATGGCGAACTACTGCACCAGCAGAGTGTGCCTGACCAGTTGAACCATCAATGCCACGAACAATGGTTAGTGTGTTGGTGCTAACCGCCGTAACATCTACAATTTCTTCAAGGGCTGTATCTGGGTCAATTACTACTGTAAAGGTTTCACCTGCAGAAATTGTTACACCACCAACAAGGGCTGTACCAGATACTACTGTGGCTGATGTGCCAGATGAGGTAAGCGCTGCAGTCAGCGTAGTCTGCTGGGAGCGTGAGGAATATTTTCTAGTTGTCATTGCTTGTCCTTATCGGCGGGAGTAGTGGACTTTAGGTGGATAATTCTGTTGCTGTGACTTTGTTTCTTCGGCAAGGCGCTGTGAGAACAAAGCGTAAAGTTGTTTAGTTGCAGTTTGGCTAGCACCGTATGGACGCTTGCTGTCTGTCTCATCAGCCTGTGGGCTAACCTGAGCAGCACGTGCTGGGTCAAGGAATGAGAGCAAACGATAGGCTGCTCCAAGAATCACTACGTCCCGCGTTGATTCTGGTAAGCCTGTCTGAGTTACATAGTCTTGAGCATTTGTTGTAAACGCTACTGGGTCTGTCGCGTAAGTAATCTTTACTGTGCGACCAGAGATAGGGGCTTCGCCCAAGGTGATTGTCTGAACTTGTTCAGTTGTGTAACCAAAGGCTGCTGCATTAGCGATTGAATCAAAGTCCCACTTGCGAAGTGGAATCCATTCTTTAGATGGGCCAATAGATTGCCAAGTAACTGTCAAGATATTCTTGATGTTTAAATCAGCAAATGCGTAGGTAGACACCGCAGCATTAAATGTAAAGGTTGTTGACTTGACTGCAAAGATGCTAGAGCCAAGAGCGCGGATAGTATCGTTGATTGCTCGCTTAACATTAAAGCGTGGAAAGGTTGGGCTGATAGCCACTCGTGTATCTGCAGCGTGTGTGGCAGCAGTTGTACCTAGGTATCCACGTCCATACGGAGCAACGGTTGCCGTGTTAGCAACGCGGTCATAGGAGTCAACCCACATTAGTTCTTCATCAATTTCAATTACACCCTTACCTACGTTATCGGTAGAGCCTAGGCTTAGCACCAATGGGGAAGCGCTGCTAGAAGTTGTAGTCGTCACAGCAGTAGTTAGATAGGTTGCACGGTCTTGCTGGAATGTATATCCCGCAAGGTTTACCGCAACCTCATCAATCATATTGGTAAGGGTAGTTGTCACTATATAGTCCTTAATGCGTCAGAGGCAGATTTTCCAGTTGTTCCAGCAAGTTCGTTACAGATTCCATTCAAGTCCTTGAAGGCATCAGGTGTACGTGCTGCGCTTGCTTTGTAGTTGAGAGCGCCGATGACTCCTTTACCTGTAGTGCCAGCCCACTTATTGGCAGCACCTTGTTCATCAAGGAAGTCAGTCCTTGCTGGGTAGGTTCCACCATTGGCTAAGCGGTTTAGTTCGGCGCACAATGTGCTACCAGCAATACCTGCCATCATTTTCTCCCTTTGGTCATTGCGTTGTAATAGTGTTCATCAAACGAGAACCGCTTCATATGTGGAGCAGTCACACTTGTATCGCACCAGAGTGGGACTCCAGCCTTTTCGCATAAAGCAAAGAAGTAAATGTCCTCACCGATAAACTTTGTCCCTCTACCCATTTCCATAAAGAACTGGGCATCAGGTAATTCTTTTCTAATCCTGTCAACTACGCTACGGTGCATTAGGACGTAGCCCATACCCGCTGCACTTACTTGCATTAGTTTGTCTTTAGGAAGTGGGTGTATTCTGGCTAAGCCAAAACCACCATCTTCGTTATCTACAAACTTAAATACTGTAGGCATTGGAACCATTAGAGGTTCTTCTGGGTTATCAGTAGTAAAGTAAACGCCAGTCATCATTGGGCGTTCATCTTTGTCTTTCTGATTCCAGAGTTTCAAGAAGCCCTCTGGGCTAATGACTACATCTGAGTCAACCCAAAGCAACCAGTCTGCCTTGTTCTGGTCATACCAATAGTTGATAACCTTCTCACGTTGACGGGCAATTTGATTACCCTGTGAGCGGTAAGTAGATTCAAAGGTAAGTCCTGACTTAAGTATTACATCTGTAACACCCTGCATAAACTTGCCATCTACCATACCGTTGTCGCACCAAGCGATTGCTACTGTTTCTTGCATTGTCCCCACCTTTACTATTTCTTCTTTGCTCTTGCGTTGTCCACTAGGTTTGGATAAGGTCGTCCAGCCTTCTTAGCCATTGCCTTAGCCTTAGCCTTTTGGGCTGGTGTAAGTGGTGTTGATTTCTTATTAGGATTCTTCTTATCCCAGAATGCTTTCTTCATTACCACTTCACCTTATCTGCCCAGTAGGCTGCTGACATCTTGCCTTTAGCAATGTTCTTTGCGTGGCGTGCTTTGAATGAAGCCTGACGTGCAGTTGGCTTCTTATCGCCAGTCACGCCTTGCTGACCAAAGCGAATAGTTTTAACCTTATCGCCCACCTTCGCCACAACAACGTGTGACTTCTCTGGGTGATTAGGCGTACGCTTTGGCTTATTAAACCCAGATACTCCTGCTCGCTTTAGTCGTGGGTCTTGCATCTTAGTTTGTCATTCCGTTCGGGTTAACTCCGAATTGCTTAAGAATCTTCTTGCGGGCTTCAGTAATGCTCTTGACTTGACCGCTTTGAAGCATCTTCTTAAATGCTCTTTCTGCTGCTGCAATAGTCTTAGCATCTGCAGGGTTTGACACCTTTACTCTAGGTGTTGGAGTTGGATTTGGCATTTACTTCTTCTTGCCCATTTTCTTAGGCATAGCCTTCTTGCCAGCCTTCTTCATTGGCTTGCCTGACTTCTTGGCTTCCATCTTTGCCATTGCCATACCTTTTGCTGTGTATGCAAATTCTTTCATTCCTACTTTTGGCATTTTATACTCCCAGTTCTTTCATTACTTCAGCGGATTTGTGGTTTATATCTTTTGCCTTAGGCATTGTGTCAGCGTCATACGCTCTACCCAATGTCTCAGACGCTTTATGTGCTGCTTCTATATCGTGCATTCTTGTTCCTGCTGGCTGGATACCTTGCGCTCTCGCATCTCGGTAAGCAGACAGTTCGGAGTTCCACTTCTTATCTGGTATATCTCTAGACGCAACCTTCTACATACTCTGGATGTGTCTGTATTTTGTGTAGATTCATATGTCCCTTTATTGTGCTACAAAATTGCTTTCTGTTACACCAACTCCGCCAGCGATAAGCGCTGCCTTTGTTGCATCATCTACGGTGTGTTGATAACCACCGCGATAAACTTCGTCATAGTTCTCCAGGTCTGAATCTACTGGGTAACGTATCTGTGAATAAGTAGAACCAGATTTTACGATAGTTATTCCCTTGCGTAGATTGGCAAAGTAAAACAAGCGATGTCCACCTGATGGGCCTTCAAGCACATATGGTGTAGTGAATGTGTAGTTTGCCATAGTTCTCCTTAATGAACTTACTGATGAGGCTAGGTTTCCCTAGCCCCACCCGTCAATCAATTAAGCGATTGATGAACCTGATTCAATGCGGTATAGCGCTTCTTCACGGTAACGTGCGAAGCCAAGAACACCGTACCAACCCATTGGGCGGTGACGCATCAACTTGTCAACGACTGGGCCGATGACTACGTGTGGTTCTTCAGCAACGGCTTCTGCCATTGCTTGCTGTCCTGCGAGAATTGTGCGGTAAACGCGTGCAGATGATGAACCATCTGTTGCGTTGTAAAGGCGTGGAGATTCTACGAAGTATGCACCTTCGTATGTTCCGATTTCTCCTGCCCAGATGCGGTCTTGTGCAGAACCGTACTGGTTTGGAAGAAGCCATCCTGCTGAACCTGTCTCAGCGCGGAGGTCGTGTGAAACTTCTGGGTGGATTCCAGCCCAGTATAGTGAACCCTTGCGTGCTGTTGTCTTGTTCGCACGAAGTTTTGCAACTGCGCGGCGGATGTTTGCAGAAGATAGTGTTGCTGCAGCAGTAACTGTTGCTGTTGATGTTGCAGTTGAACCTGAGTAGATGACGTTTGAGCCACCACGTAGAGTTGTCATTGCAACTGAGTCAATAGAATCAGCAAGGTTGAATGCGATGATGTTAGCGATTGCTGGGTCTACATCAGCAAGGCTGAAGAGTTCCAAAGCACGTGTTACTAGAACTGAGTTACCATACTCTGCAAGAGTAATAGTAACTGTAGTTGGAGTAGACATCGCTACTGCATCTGGGTCTGTATCTTCTGTGAGTGCTGTTGTAGCAGCAGCCAAGTCAACGTAGCGTTGTAGAACAACTGTTGAGCCTGGGATTGATTGGTTTGTTGGGCGCTTGTCAGCAACTGAGCGAATGAGTGGCTCTGAACGGAGTGCGAAC